AGGCCTCCAATTCCTCCCTTGCATTAGTCGTTCCTTCAAGTGGGCCGATGACACGTCGGCATCCACCCTCAGTGGTCTGATCATATAGCTGCAGAGGAATGTTACCGGATTCGCTGGAATCCATGGCATGCCGCAGATCTTCTCCCTTTAGATAAAAAACAATACGGCGCCACATAAGTGTACCGCCGCCGTTAACCGTAATTTGCACCTTCTCCTTGTAACCGACCGCAAAAATGTCAGAGGAATTCCTGACGGCCGGATTCGTAATGGAGGTGCGGGTATTTCTCGCGTTGGGGACAAACAAACACGTCAGCTGAGACGCTGCCGTCCAAGGTCCCGGGGTGACGACAACTGCCTCGGTAATAACCACAGGCAGCATCGTATCGACCTTCTTGCGAGAGGTCACGTTCAGAATGGAACGCCGAGTCATTCTTCGGCGTCGATAAGTTCTCCTCCGATTAGAAACTCGTGTATTTCGGCGACGATATCCCCTTGCTCGGCCAGTAGAGCGGCGAGCTTGGCGACTTCGACGCATAGAGCGGCGCACTGACATACTGGTTCAGTCAAAGCGGGGGACGAAGGGGGCTGTGTGGAGTGGGGCCAGTCAGACATTTTAATCGCGCATACAAAAAAAACAGGAGGTTGGGGAGGGGAGAGGGGTATTTATAGATGTGCCGACCCGGGTCCGGGTCCGTCTGGGCATATAACATTAGATCTGCCCAGACGGACCCTTTCGAATTCACACTATGTGCAATAACACATCATGTCCTCTTTTCGATTCCAAGCACGGTACGCCTTGTTTACTTACGCACAATGCGGAGACCTCGATCCTTTCGCAGTGGTCAACCATTTTGCTGAGCTTTCAGCTGAATGCATCATCGGAAGAGAGAATCACGCAGATGGCGGAATTCATCTCCATACTTTCGTCGACTTTGGGCGTAAATACAGAACCCGGGTCACGAGAGCATTTGATGTGGAGGGATACCACCCGAACGTTTCTCCATCACGTGGCACACCTGAAGAGGGTTACGACTATGCAATCAAAGATGGAGACGTTGTTGCGGGGGGACTGGAACGACCTGTACCAGAGCGACTTCCTGCAGCTAGCGATATCTGGCCTCAAATCATTAACGCTACATGTGAGTCAGAGTTTTGGTCGCTATGTGAATCACTGGCTCCACGTTCACTGGTCACTCAATTCACTCAACTCCGCGCCTTCGCTGCCTGGAAATTTCCACCTATCAGAGTTCCGTATGAGACTCCACCGGGAGTTATCCTCAACACGGATTGGGTACCTGAGCTCGATGGTTGGGTACGAGACAACCTACGATCAAGTACAAATGGGCGTAAGTAATCTTACACGTCGCCTTGACCTCGCGACCCCCACAAGGGGGGTTTCGGGGGCGCCCCCCCAAGGGGTCCCCTCCCCCCTCAGCTCGGAGGCTCGAGTGCGCTAGTTACGTAACTGCATGCTGACTTCGATATACAGAACGAAGAAAATCCTTGGTCCTCTATGGACCCTCAAGGATGGGTAAAACCATCTGGGCCCGTAGTCTCGGAGACCACGCCTACTTTGGAGGCCTATTCAGCATGGATGAAGACCTCGATAACGTCAAATATGCAGTGTTTGACGATTTTGGAGGAATTAAGTTCTTTCCAAGCTACAAATTCTGGTTAGGACACCAGAAACAGTTTTATGTCACAGACAAGTACAAGGGAAAGAAGTTGGTACACTGGGCTCGTCCCTCAATTTGGCTATCTAACTCCGACCCACGTGACGAACCAGGGGTTGAAGTCGAGTGGCTGAACGCCAACTGCGACTTTGTGTACCTAGACAGCCCCATAGTTGAAATGACACAAGACTAGCGCTCATGCCAATAAAAGCTCCCTTCAGGACTGAACGTATACTCCGTAAAAGGCGCCTCTTCTTGGGAATTCACTATTCCCATAATATCCATAATATACATGTCCCCAATTCCGCGGAGACCGGCGGTGGAGAAAGCCCTATCGCCGACAACGTCGGACTCAAGATCATCCTCGTAAGAAATGGTACGCCGAATGGGGTACCATAAATTGTAAAGGCGGGAGGTGCCAGTATCGTTGCATGGCCGAATAGTCCGCGTCTTATCGGACTTCACCGTGACGCGCCTAGTATCGACAGGGGCCGTAAGATCATTGGACCAATCGATATCCGATTGACCCCTGAACACGTAGGCCTCCAATTCCTCCCTTGCATTAGTCGTTCCTTCAAGTGGGCCGATGACACGTCGGCATCCACCCTCAGTGGTCTGATCATATAGCTGCAGAGGAATGTTACCGGATTCGCTGGAATC